AACTTCGCGCGTAGGCACAGACAATGAGTTCCCCCGCTTCAGAGCATCCCTGTCAGAGACGGGTGTGCTTGTGATCAACGGCATCACAGCCTCCACGACCGTTGCTTGAGTGAGCACCTCGTCATATCTACCAGGTGTGGCAGATCCCAGCCGCTTTATGCGGGCATGCAGCGGACTATCCTTGTGGCGGTCGAGCGCTACAGCGATGTTGTGCGCGGTTTTCTGTGGACTTCGCGCCTTCGCTAGCTCGAAAAGGTCATATGCCAGGCTTCGGTTGACTTTGGTCTGCGCCAGATTAACAACAGAAAAAATGTAGGCTTGATCCTCTAGCTCGATGTCGACAAAGATGCTGACGTTGACATCGAAGTCAGGTCCGTTGTATTGCTCAAGTCCGGCGATTCGGTGCTGGCCATCAAGTACCTTTGCGATTTGAGCGTATAGGATCGGATCCTGGTCATCATCCGGATTCAAGTCGTTGGCGAGCGTCAGGATGCCGGTTTGTTCGTCAAAGGAAGCACAGCGTTCCTCGATCGCGAGAATTACTGCGGTTGGGAAGCAGGCATCTACCGTGTTGACGTATTCGCCCAATTCGTCGACGCGCTGTTTGCTAAGAGGTCGCTGGATACCGAGGTACTCTTCGACGTCGCGTTCTTTGAGCATGCGACGAACATCAAAGTACGAGATCTCTACGAGCCGACGGAACGGAATCGAAGCAATGAAAAACTCACCAATGGGTTGCTTTACTCGTAGAGCCCGTACTTCGAAGGAGACAGGAGTTTCGCTGGTGCCTTTCATGCCATGCCCCTCCTATGGAGGTCCACGGTTTCCATCCATTGCTCCGTCGGCCGAAGCAGTTCCTTTTCCGTGCGCGCTGGAAGGCGGTATCCGTGATAGACCAGCACAAGGTAACGCAGAAGCACGGCCAGAATCGTCAGGGATACGGACACCCAGAAGACTGCATTGGTGAGGACTGAGACGCCACTTTTCAGAACGCCGAATAGCACTGCGCCGATAACGATGATTACAACTGCAATTGTGGAAATGGGGCGCCTGTGGGGTAAATGCTGAGCGCCGTCAGGTTCATGCGTCGCCAGCCACAGCGTCGGGCTGAGCAGCGAAATGGAGAACACTAACAGTTCACCTCGGCTGAATGTTGAAACGGCGTTGTTCCAAAAGGTTGGAAGCCAATACGCAAGGAAATGGTTCTGTTCTTGTCCCGGGACGGCGGCGACCGTGCTCGTGCTTGTGCTGACGACCGTAAGGATCAGTGCTCCGAGCCAGAACGGCATAGTCGCAAAAATCAGCCCGTGGAACAGTTCATAGAACGCGCTGAAGTAGTTCTTGGGACTGCAGTTCACCAGAGTGCCCAGGAGCCACACGCGAGCTATACGTTCGCGAAGTTCCTCCATAGGGCGCTGGATCCACACACGGAATCTTGCCCAAACTCGAGAAAGTGCTTTCAGGCCCATGGTTCGCTACAAATAAGAAGTTCATTGAAGCGTCCGCGGTAGGCGGGATCACCAGACAGGACGCTCGCGCGAGTGATAGCTTTGGTGTGGAAACCGACCCGATATAGTGCACGGACGGATTCGTGGTCAGCGTTAGTTGCCCATATCTTCGCGCCACGCTGTTTGGCCGCGAGCAGTGAATCCCTGAGGCGGATTTGATCGTCCCATGAGAATAATGACTGGTTGTACTTAATGAAGCCGTTTAGGTTGTGCTTCACTGTGTACGGTGGATCCGCAAACACTACGTCGCCTTGCCCGGCCAGAGCGATCGTTTCGCCAAAGTCTCGGACGAGCAGCTGCGCGCCTGAGAGCGCGGCAGACAACGCCGCCCAATCATCAGTCTCCAACACTGCGCGCTTCTTGGTGCCCTTCGGGACGTTGAACTCACCTTTCCGATTGACTCGGTAAAGGCCGTTCCAGCACGTGCGATTCAAGTAGATGAACTGCGCCGCGCGTTCGACCTCAGTGGACGGCGTGAGACTGCGGATCTCGTAGTAGTAGAGTTCCCCATGTGCAGCATCGTGCACCCGCAGCAGGCGCTCAAGTTCTTCGGGCTTGTCTCGGACGACGCGGTAAGCCTCTATCAAGGCAGAGTTGACGTCCGCGAGCACGGCACGCCGAGGCCGTGCTGAAAAGAAAATCGCGCCGCTTCCGAGGAAGGGTTCAAGGTACCGCCCGTCTGTAGGCGCTACAAGTGCTGGTAGCTTGGAGACCAGCCATCTCTTACCCCCTGCCCATTTCAGGAATGGCTGCGGCTCCGCGGAGACTGCCGACTCCTCCATGCGTATTAGCCCTTTTGTTCTTGGCGACTCGCCGTCGGATGGAGCATACCCGAGCAGGGCCCGCCTATTTTGTTGCGCTGGTCTTCTGCGCTTTCCGGTGCCGCACGTAGCTGGCCGTCTGCCCCTCGGTGCTGTGGGTGGCCATCCGGCGGGCCTGCTGCATGCCGTGGCTCTCTTCCTTGTCCGTGACCGCCTTGGCGCGCAGGTCATGGAAGTGCAGGCCCTTAACCCCCGATCGCGCGATCGCGCGCGCCCAGGCCGACTTGAACGCCTCGTAGTCGTACCGCTGCGCCTCCTGGCTGGTGATCACCCAGCGCAGGTTCCGGCGTCCGATCTTCTCGATCCTTGCCACCGTGTCCCGCAACCGCGGCGTCCACTCGATCAACACCTTGGCGCCGGTGCTGGTGGCCGTCTTGCCCGGCTTGAAGTAGATGCCTTCGTCGGCGATGTAGGCGGCCTCGACCAGGCCCTTCTCGTTCAGGGCGGCCTTCTTCGTCCACCGCAGGTCCAGGAGATCTCCGATGCGCTGGCCGGTCAGGTAGGCCAGGTCGATCAGCGCGGCGATGGTGGCGCCCTGGCGGGTGCGCTTGCCGTCGGCGCCATAGAAGGCTGCCACCTTGATCCGGCGCAGCTCGCTGTCCGTGGGGTAGCGATCGCGCGCCGGCGTCGGCAGGGTCTTGATGCTGTCGACCGGGTTGCTGCCGGCTGGCCTGTATCCACGCTCCTCGGCGAAGCGCATGAGCTCCCGCAGGCCGGCACGCATTTCGTTGTGCGTGCGCGGCTTGGCCCTGTACGGCTTCAGGAACGTGGTGCAGTCCGGCGGTGTGAGCTGGCTGGCGCGGAACTCGGCGAAGCCGGCGCTGAGAGCGTTCATCACCCATTTGTCGTTGGCCTGCGTCTTCTTCGCATGCTTGGAGCCGACCTCGTCCAGCCAGTCGGTGATCATTGCCGGCATGCGGTCGGGGGCGATGTCGCGGGCGGCCAGGTCGGCCAGCTTCCGGTACAGGGCCGGCACGCCGTCGCGCTGCAGTGTGAGCTTCGTCCAGACGCGCTTCTTCCCCTCGGCGCTCACCAGGTAGTACCAGCGGCCCTTGGCAAAGACGCGCGGCGGCAATTCGGGCGATCGGGGCATCAGACGGCTCTCAGGGTTGGAACGCGGACTTTGGGGCGGTCCGCCTTCGAGGTCGCCGGCGACGCCGGCAGGCCTGCAGCCACCGCATCATAGTGGGCACGCTCGAGGATTACCCCACCCGTCACCTTGGACCGCCTAGCCCGATAAAAGCCCAGGCGGTGCAGCTCGGCGAGCTGCTTCCCCGGCTGCTTGTAGCCGCCGGTGATGCGCTCGATCTCGCTGGAGGTGAGGGTAATGTCGGGCAAGGCTGCTGTTCGAAAGGGTCTGCCGCGTTGCGGTCAGCTCGCTGCTGGCGTAGGCTGCACATCGCAACCACGAAAGACACAACGATGAAATTCGAGCTTTTCAGGGGGACGAACGGCCAGTGGTACTGGCACTTCGTCGCCACGAACGGCCAGATAGTCGCCATCGGTGGTGAGGGATACGTAAGAAGAGAAGACGCCCTTCACGGGATCTCGCTCGTCCGAATGGGAGCACCTGGTGCCGTGCTCTGGGAGCAGCAGCCGAATGGGCAGTGGGTAATGCACTGATCGGCCTGGACGGCGACTCGGCGGTCTAATTTCGTCGTTCCCGGGTCGTCAGTACCTGCCGGCGGAATTACCTGATGGCCCGTCTCCGCCACGCCAGCGGCGAGCACGGCCAGCCAGGAGTCGTATTCCTCCATGGCGTTGTCCCACACTTCCCAGCGGTCATAGCACCGGCGGCAGGCTGGCGCGTATCCGCCGTCACTCTTTCCGGTGCGCGTGGCGCCGCAGTAGTACGGCACCGCGAAGTGGTCTAGCGTCGGCCGGTTGCAGATGCAGCAGTCGCACGGTTCTTCCGGCCACAGGTAGCGCACGCTGGCCAGCACCTTGCCGTCCGTGGTGTCGATCAGGTCGTAATTCTGGCGCGGCATTACTGACCCTCCCCATGTACCTTCACGCCAGGGGCCTTGCCCGACCAGCGCGCCTCCGGCCCCGGCTTCTTGAAGCTGCCGGACCAGCCATGCACGCTGCCGCAATCGCACGCTGGCGGTCGGTCGGTCAGCGTGTTGGCGTTGAGCGTGTATCGCCCGCACTCACCGCACTGCGCATATGCGCCCTCGTCGTGCGTGAGCGTGGCGGGTACGTCGTTAAGCGCGCCCGTGAATGGGCGGGGCGCAGCAACCTTCGGCCCGCCCACGGCGAGCGCCCATTCCTCAGGCAAGTCTTCGATTCGCTTCGCGAGCGCGGCGGCGTCCAGCTTCTCCACCACCGTGTGCGGCTTGTCGCCCATGCCAATGCCTGCGGCGTTGACGTAGCTGCCGGGCCGCGCGTATCCATTGCGGTCGAAGACGCCAGGCAAATGCAGGCCACAGTCGGCCGCGTGGATCGCGTCGCATTTGTAGCATCGGCACCGCACGATTCCATCCGTGTCCCGAGTCTGCATGTCGGCTAGGTCATAACGGTGCGAGCAGAGCCGTTGCTTGAGCCAGGTCAGCATTGGCCGTTCTCCTTCCTGCAGTGGTTGTCGCGGCCGCGCACATCCGCCAGGGTGAGGTTGTCCGGCAGCCGGCAGCTATCGTCCACTTCGTAGGCCATGGTTTTGCCGTACTCGGTGGGCACGTGCCGCTTCACCATTCCGCGGGTGTGCATCTGGCTCAGGGCCGCGCAGGCCTGGTTGATCTCGAATGACAGGGTGCGCGCGAGTTCGCTGGCCGTCCAGCGCCCGCCTTCCTCGAGGAGGTACAGCCACAGCGGCCGGGTCACTTCGCGTTTTTCGTCAGCCACCGTGGTTCTCCCCCAGCGCGTCGAGGGCGCTGCGCGCCCAGCTCGCGTTCATGCTCTGCCCGCGCGCCAGCTCCCGCAGCAGCTGCAGCCGCTCCTCCGGCTTCGCCTTCCTGATCAGCGTGCAGTCGCTGAGGTCCGCCATCGACGGCGGCCAGCCACATGGGTGGAGGTGGGTGCTCGTTACGCGGGCCACCAGCCATTCCTCGCCGGTGGGGCCGTGCAGCACGTGGTCGGCCGTGTCGATCACCATGGCCAGGCGCTGCGCCAGGGCTTCTGTCGTCGTCATGCCAGCACCAGCCATTGCCAGATCCCGATCACGCTGGTGGCGGTGAAGCCGATCTGCTGCAGCAGCATCCAGGGCATGCTGCGCACCAGGGCGTACACGATCCAGCCGGCGTTGCTGGCCAGGAAGGCCGCCCAACCCCAGCCGGCGTGCTCGCCCCTCAGCGCGAGCAGCAGGGCGCCTGCCAGGCCGCACAGGGCCGCCACGGCCTCGATCGCGCGCTCCCGCCGCTGCCGGCGGTGCTCTTCCTCGATGTCGTACAGCTTCATCGCCGCGCCCTTTCGATGGTGGCCATGGCGAAGCGCTTGGGGTCCAGCGGGTTCTGGCGCCCCGCGGAGGCCAGGCCGGGGAAGAACAGCGGGTCGACGCCGGCGGCGCGCTTGGCGTCCACGGTGGCCGCGCGCTTCTGGTCGCCGGTGAACTGGCCGGCGCCGGACTTCCACTGGATGGTGGGCTCGTAGGTGCGCCAGCAGAAGGCGTTGTTCTTGCTGGCGCCGGGGGTGTCCTGGTAGTCCATCAGGCCGCGCTCCTCGGCGAGGCCTTCGGCTTGCGCGGGAACGGCCAGGCGGCCACGGGGTCGATGGTCGGACCCTTGGGCGTGTCGGCTGCCGGCGGCAGCGGCCAGCTGGACGTCTCGATTGCGCCGTCAGCCGCGGAGCCCGCTTCGTTGTCGCCGGCCGCGTCGGGAAGCGCCAGCACCACGAACTCGGACCGCTCGACGCGGGCCTTGTCCTTGCCGCCATCGGCCTTGAACATCCAGTCGTCGCCCTGGGGGTTGGACAGCAGCACGCCTTCGAGGCCGGAGATCTTGCGGCGGTGACGACGTCCGTTCAGGTCTTCCTTCATGCGCACGCGCGCGCCGACGACGGGCTGCAGCTCCGAAGCCGTTTCGGCAGTTGACGCTTCGGCTGGCAGGTCGACGCTGTCGGTGGCGCTCTCATCCGCTTCGCCGCTGTCGTCCTGTTCCTGCCGCTCCAGGTCCTCCGCTACCTTGTCGCGCACCGCCACGATGTCGACGCCATAGGCCTTGGCCAGCTGCAGGTGCGTGTCGTTTCCGTTGCCGATGATGTAGGTGGCGATTTCGATTGCCGCCATGGCGGCAACGGCGGCTACATCAGCCGCCGGCAGCGCGTCTAGCTTGGCGATGATCACGCCTTGCAGGTCCTCGTAGGCCACGCCCTCGAGGTCGGCGTCCCAGTTCAGGTAGGTGCTCAGCACTGTCGGGCAGCCGTCGTCGCACGACGCGATGAGAGTTTTCGCGATGAGCAGCACCTCAGCGTCCGTGCGGTCGCGGTTTCGCACTGCGTCAAACATGCGGATCAGGGTGGCGCGCCGCACCTGGTAGTCGTCCAGGGCCTTGATGTCGTCGGGACGCTCGTCCACCTCCGGCTCGCGTGCTCCTTTCCCACTGCGCTGGTCGCCGTCGTCATCGGGGACCAGCTTGTCCGCCAGTTCATCCGTGATCACCTTGACGGCCGCGCCGGTGTACGGGTTGATCAGCAGTCGCGGCTTAGGTGCCTTCTTCCCCATGCTGCGCAGCGCGTCGCCGTAGGTGACGGCACGCTCCTTCTCGTCCTCGCCTTTGACCGTGTACGCGATGGCGTCCAGGCTGGTGTAGCCATTCATGTACGAGCTGTGCGGGCTGAAGAACGCGGCCTTGGCCTCGTCGCCGTCGATCACCTTGATCCCGTCCTTCTGCGCCTGCGCCTTCACGCGCGCCACGTGGGCGGCGCGCTTCGATTCGAAGCAATCCGGGTCGGTGCAGCTGTCCGGGCTGTTGGCGTCGTCGCCGAACAGGTCAGCATGCGCGCCGCTGCGCTTGGGGCAGGAACTGCAGGCGCCGGCGGTGGCCACCAGGTCGGCGTCGTCGAGGATCCACACCGCCTTCTTCAGGTCCAGGTTGAAGCGGGTGAACACCCGAGGCGACACCTCGCGGAAGGGCGCCGGCTCGCCGTTGATGGCCTGGCTCTTGATGAAGGCCACCACGTCGGCCTGCTGCGCCGCCGGGTAGCGCGCCACCAGCAAGCCGGTGGAGCGGCCCAGGTGGCCTTCGTACATGGCTTCGCGGCTCTCCGGCGTCAGCGCCAGCAGCTTCATCGTCTTGTAGACGTAGTCCTTACCCTTGCCGCGGCCGATGCGCTCGGCGATCTGCTCCACGCTGTACCCCAGCCTGACCTTCATGAGCTCGAAGCCCTCGGCCTCCTCCATGGGGTCCAGGTCCTCGCGCTCGATGTTCTCCACCAGCTGCAGCTCCAGCGCGGCCTGGTCGTCCAGATCCCGCACCAGCATCGGGATGGTGTCCAGCTCGGCCAGGCGGCTGGCGCGCAGGCGACGTTCGCCGCAGACCAGTTCGTAGGTGGCCAGGGGTCGGCCCTCCTCGCGGCTTGCGAAGGTCTCCTCCGCGCGATCTCCGGGCAGCGGGCGCACCAGGATCGGTTGCGCCAGGCCTTGCGCCTTGATGCTGCTGGCCAGCGCGTTTAGGCTGTCGATGTCGAGGCCGCGGCGTTTGCGCGGGTTGTTCAGGCTGAAGGCGACGAGGTAGGGGTCGACTTCGATCAATTGGCTGGTGGTCATCCAGTTTCTCCGTGTGGTGGTGGGTCAGGCCGGTTCGGCCATGCGTTCGAGGTAATGCAGCATCTGGGCGTGCTCGTCGGCGTCGAGCTCGATGGTCGTGCCGTCCTTCGTGAGGAAGAAAGCGCCGTCGCTCAGCACGGCACAGCGGAAGGTGGTCTCGTCGTCCTCCGCTGGCGACGTATCCACTTCCTCCGCCTTCGGTTTGCGCGGCTTCCTGGCGTGCGCACGGCCGCGGCCGGCGCTCTTCTTCCTGGCGGGCTCCTTCTCCACCGGCGCTTCGCCGTCCGTGGCAGCCTGTAGCCAGGCCGTGCCGGCCTTCGTCAGCCGGAAAGTCTTCACGATCCTTCCGTCGACGGCCACCTTGACGACCTGGACGCGATCTTTCGCAGCCATGTAGTGCAGGGCCTGCGAGATCTGCGCGCTCGTCAGGTCGCTGCAGTGCTCGGCGAGAGCATTGCGCGTGAGATCTCCGCCGGCCCGCAGCGCCATGCAGATCTGCACCTGCGGCGGTAAGGCGTCCTTTTGTGCGCCGCGAGCAGCGCGTTTCTTGGTGGTGACCATGGTTTCTTCCTGTTCCTGTGGTTCTTCGGCGGCGGGTGGTGTGGGCGCCGCGGCTGCCGCACTGCCCGCGCCGCGCCAGTTGAAGACGCTGCTGGCTGCAGCGGAGTGCAGGGGTGACGAGTCGGCGGCGCTGACCAGACGCTGCTGGACGCCGTCTTCCTGGTCGTCGGGGTCGCTCATGCCGTGACCTCCCGCGCTTCCAGGAACTCGTGCATCAGCCGCTCGACCTGCGGCTGCAGGGGTTCGCGCATGTCGAAGCGCACGTAGCGATCCGCTGTCGCCTGCAGCTGCTCGTTGTCCAGGGGAAGGTGGGTGGACCTGCAGTGCCAGAGCTCGGCGCCGCGCTCGCGCATGTGCACCGCGAGTGGCTGGTGCACGTTGTCTGTGACCATCACGACGATTCCGGCCGTGCGCATGCGCCGGCGCAGCAGGGCATCCAGTACCTCGTACGTCGTCACCACCGCGCAGGCGTGGCCGTAGAGGACGATGGCCTTCACGCCGGGCTCCCCATCGCGATGGCAGCCTCCACCAGCGCGTCGCGGCTCTTGAAGCGCGCACGCAGCGAGAAGTGCACGATGCCGGGCACATCGCGGGTGTTGGCGATCGGCAGGTCCGTGACCAGGTCCGGCGCCAGGCGACGCAGGTCGACCAGCGTGCCGGCGGCCGGGTCGCCCAGCTCACGAAGGAAGAGATCCGGCACGCCCTGGCGGTCGACGCGCATCAGCCAGACGCGGGTGCCGTCGGCGAACTCCACCTCCTGGCGGCGGGGCACGCCGACGCCGAACTCCGTGGTGCGGATGTCGCCTTCGGGCTGCTGCATGAACGGCCACGGGTGCGCGCCGCGGTGGGTGGTGTGGCGCACGGTGGCGCGGGCGAGAGGTTGTCCCATGGTTTCCTCCGGGATCGGTTGTGGAAGGGGTCAGTCGTCCTCGCGCTCGCCGGCGGCGGCGCGCTTGCGGTCGAAGGTGTGCAGCCGCGCCGGCTGGCGGCGGCCGGGCTCGGTGCGCTGCGGAGCCGGCGCTGGGGCGTGGGCCACGGCGCGGATGGCGCGGGGCGGGTGCAGCGCTGTGATGCGCACCAGGCGCGACAGCAGCGGGTGCGCCATCGCGTCCTCGAACGTAGCGGGCCAGTCGGGGCGGCGGCAGTGCGCCCAGGCGCGCTGCAGCTCCTCCAGGCTCGGCTCGTGGCGCACGGTCCTCACCTGGTGGCCAGCGGGTGCGACAGCGGCGTGCACTGCTCGCCGGCAGCTGCGACACCGGCTCGGAAGCCCTCGATGCGCGCCTCCGCTACGTCCAGCGACGGCAGCGTGTAGTGCTCCACCACGGGCGTGCGGATTGGCGTGACGATGGTTGCGGCCGGATCGGGCGCGGTGCTGCTGGCCACCCAGTGCGCGGCCAGCAGCGCGATGGCCAGGACCACCAGGATCCAGTCCGGCACGTAGCGGGCGGCGCCGAGCTTGCCGATGGTGTCGAACCAGCTGCCCGGGGGCGGGTTCAGGTCGAGGTAGTGGCGGCGGTGCGGGTTCATGCCGCCGCTTCCACTCGCTCCACCTTCAGCACGGGACGACCGGTGACCCGGTGCGCGTCAGCTGCTGCGCGAGCTGCGTCGCTGGCTTTCAGCCGAATGGTCGGGAGCAGGCCTTGGGATGCCTGGAACTCAACTTCGTCGGATTCGATCCCCAGCGGGATCAGGGTGGCGCGGTAGCTGCGCCGTTCCATTACTTGCATTTCGCTCTCCTGTAGCCGTCAATCAGGGCTCGGAGCGACTATGCACCATGCATCGTGCTGAGTCAAGCACGATGCATAGTTAGAGGGTTTTCACTTATGCATGGGTGACGGGCGAGGCGAAAAAAAGCCCGCGCGCGGCGGGCTTGAATCAGGGACGCGACCTCTACGGCGAAAGGGTTAGATCCACGGTCTGGCCACCCTTCAAGGTGACGCGCTGCATCAGCCCGCCACCTTGCGGAATCTCGTACTGCCCAACCTTCCACACCACCACAGAGGTGACGAAGAAGTCGCCATCGCTAACATTGTCGAATCGGAAGAAGCCTTGGGCATTACATGTCGTCTCGCGCGTGTGCTGTCGGTACGCGGGCTCGTCGGGAGTGAACGTCACTCGCCTGCTCACGTCGGCGTGCTTTCCGCCTCCGTAGATGGCACGCATCCGCTCTTCTGCATAGGCAGTGACCGGGACCAAGTGGACCTTAAATCCGGCGCACGTCACAACACCGCCGCCCTTCTGTCTAATCAACGCGCTGCCCGTGACGGCGTTGGCCCCCGGCTTAAGCATCTTCTCGGCGACTTCTGCATCGAACCGTTGGGACAAGGTCACCGTGGTGGTTGTGGCGCAACCCGCGAGGACGCATGCGGCGGCCACTGCTGCTAGTACTCTCATTGACTCCACTCCCTCAGTATGTCCCGCGATCCGCGCGGGCGCGGATTCAGTAGTCGTCGCCGCGCCAGACCTTAACCACGCGGGCGAACACTTCGAAGTCCATTCCGTCCTTTATGGTCCACTCGCGGTAGGCCTTGTTCTCGGAAATCGCCACCAGGCCCTCTCCGGGGACGCGCTGTAAGCGCTTGATGAAGCCTTCGTCGCCGATTCGAAAGAAGTACACGCCATCGAACTCCACGCCTTTCACCCCGGTGTCGACCAACAGCGGGTCGCCAGGGTTGTACATCGGCTTCATGGAATCACCGAACCCGGTCACGATGGCCAGGTTCTTTGGGCTCGTCACGTTGTGCACGTTCTTCTGGATCCATTCCGGAGTGACGCGCCAGCTGGTGATGACACCAGGCTGATCGCGTAACACCAGGCCGGCTCCCATTGAGCCGCCAGCTAGGTATTGGGGGATGAGAGTATCCCGCGCCTCGCGGACGCGGTATCGACCAGACGGCTCACTTGCGCGGGTTCCAGGCTCGGCCGTGAAAATTTCAATCTCCCCTTCGGGTGGTTCGCGGTCCATGTCACCCCGCTCGCGGCCCATCTTCCGTTCGATGCGCTCCGCTAGCTCGTCGCCCACGTTTCGCCGCCCCTTCATCATTGCGGTCACGTGGGTGTCAACCGTGTCCACCAAGGCGGAAAACGCTTTTGGCCCACCTGTTTCCTCGACCCACCTGGCAAGCCAGTAGCGCCTGTTCTCTCTGTAAGCACGATCTGTCGCCATCGGCCGAGAGTAAGCGGCTTGCATAGCGCGGCCTGATGCATTATGCTCGGATGAATACGACGCAATCTGCATAGTCAATGCTTCTTCGAACCTACCTTGACGGGCTCCCTCGCGGAGGAGTGGCAACCCTCGCGGGAGTGCTCGGCATCTCGTCCGTCTACCTGATGCAGCTCTCGGCTCGCCAAGGTGGCCGCGAGCCAAGTCCGGAGCTCTGCGTGCGAATCGAAAACGCCACCTACCAACAAGTCAAACGCTGGGATTTGCGGCCGGCTGACTGGGACTTGATCTGGCCCGAGCTCATCACGGCACAGGGTGCACCGGCCGTTGAGGATCGAAAGGCGGCCTGATCTGCACGGGCGGGAGTTTTTCATTTGCCAAGTGTGACCACGGCTCAGCCAGCCGTCAGCAACAACAAACGAGGGGATTTGTAGATGGACGTGATGACTGCGGCGTTCAACGTCGCCGAAGACTACAAGCCGGGTGGAGCTCGCGGCCTGGCTGCAGCGATCGGCGAGAACCACAACACCTTCTCCCATGCGGTCACCGAGACCGCCGGGGCGAAGCTGGGGCTGAAGACGGCTCTGAAGATGACCAAGCGCTCGCGGGACCTGCGCATCCTGCTGGCGTTCGCTGCTGAGTGCGGCCAGATGTGCGTGCCACTGCCGGAGTCCATGGACCTGGAGAGCAACGACTGCATGCGCGCCCTGGCGAACACCAGCAAGGAATTCACCGAGCTGGTGCAGGAGGTGTGCGCCTCGCTCTCCGACGACGGCAACGTCAGCGCCAACGAATTGGAGCGCATCGACCGGGAGGGCGGCGAGCTAGTGGCCAAGCTGCAGCAGCTGCTGGCCACGGTTCGCGCGCGGCACCTTGCAGGGCTTCCTCACGCCGGCCGCCTGGAGGGCTGACGTGGGTTACGTGCGCTCAGTGTCGGTGTCCGTCGCCGTCGCCGAAGAGGTCGACGCCTGGTCCGGAGACCTTGCTCAGGATGTACTTCGCCAAGCCAACGGCGCGCGCGGGCTCCACTTGGTAGCCCATCCAACCGTAGCCGCGGTTGCGCATCCAGATACGAACGCCGCCGTCGCGGCGAAGAGCAGCGGTGACAGCAGCGCCGTCCTCCAACAGGATGGGCTTGTCGGGATCGGTCGCTGGATCTGGGCGTGTCTGCGGGACTGGAGGCGTCATGCCTGACCGCAGCACAGCGAGCTTCACGAGTAGCGCCTCCAGCTCCGACGCGGTGAACGTTCCTTCAATTTGCAGGGTGGCGGAAGTGCCGTCGCTCTCGATTTTCATGGGTGCCCCTTCCTCGGAGAGTGATGGTGGTGAGAGACCGACATTGTGTCGGGGTCGCGGGCGCCCGCCAATTCGCTGATGGACAACTACGCCTCCGTGGTGCACCAGATGGAAGCCTTCGGCGTCGAGTTCACGTCGAAGGATCTGCCGTTGCAGATCCCGACGCCGAAGCGCAAGACGTGCGGCAAGAAGGGGAAGTGGTGGTACTGGCTGCAGGAGTTCCGTCCGCACACCGGTGGCACTTACGTGGTGGGCAAGTTCGGCACGTACAAGCACGGCGGCAGCGAGGCGAAGGTCGAAGTCGACTGGAAGCCGCTGTCCGATGCCGACCGGGCCCGCTTCAGGGCCGAACACGAGGCCGCTGAGCGCCGTGCCAAGGAAGCGAAGGAGCAGGCCGCTCTGCGCGCCGCGGTCACGGCCACCGAACTGTGGCCGCGCGCCAGCCGCGATGGGCACTCTCCGTACCTGGAGCGCAAAGGCGTCCAGGGCGAGTCCTGCCGCTACTTGGCCGAGACGCTCTGGCTGCAGCGGCACGAGGCCGGCAAGCGTGCGATCGAGCTGCCGCCCGGCACGCTGGTGGTGCCCCTCATCCGGTACGACAAGGCCAAAACCGACGCCCTGCGCGGGCTGCAGCTGGTGAAGCCAGACGGTTTCAAGATCTACACCGAGGGTGTGTCCAAGAACGGTTGCGCCGTGCGTCTGGGTGAGGTCGACGCATCCACCAGGGTGGCCATGATCTGCGAGGGGTACGCCACCGGCCTGTCGATCCGCATGGCAACGGGCCGGCGCTGGCCGGTGTTCGTGGCCCTGGACGCCTACAACCTGGTCTTCGTGGTGGAGATCCTGCGCGAGGTGCTCCCGGACGTGCACCTGCTGATCTGCGCGGATGACGATTGGAAGACGGCCGACCACGAGGGGAAGAACCCGGGGCGAACGAAGGCCAAGATGGCCGCCAAAACCACGCCGCAGTGCGACATCGTGTGGCCCGTGTTCGATGGCGATCTGCGCCAGGAGAAGGACACCGACTTCAACGACCTGCACCTGCGCGAAGGGGTTGAGGCGGTTGAGCGGCAGCTGGTGGGCGTTCTGAGCATGATCGAGAACGGGGTACGCCTTGGCCGATAACGACCAGGTCACGCCGCCCGAAGCCTCCGAGCCCGAGGCCGGCAAGGTCGTGGACATCGCTGCCGGCAAGCGCAAGGCGAGCAAGGCAGCTGCGGCCGCATCGTCCTCCCCCCCTCCCAAGGATGGCGCAAGCGCGCAGTCCAGCGGGAAAGGGGCCAAGCCGAAGAAGCCCGAGAAGACCATCGACTGGGGGCAGGTCAACTACCTGCTGGAGAAGTTCGCGCTGATCTACGGCACCGACACCGTGTGGGATGGCGACAACCGGCTGATCATGAAGATCAGCAACATGGCCCACGCCCACGGCAGTGACTTCGTGAAGATCTGGAAGGGCCACGAGCGGCGCCGCACGGTGATGCCCACGGACGTGGTGTTCGATCCCACCCAGACCTGCGGCGAGCAGTGCGTCAACCTGTTCGGCGGGATCAAGATGGAGCCGAAGGAGGGTGACGTCCAGCCGATGCTGGAGCTGCTGAACTTCCTCACCAGCCGCGTCAGCTCGATCTCCGACGAGTGCGGCGAGGTCATGCACTGGCTGCTCAAGTGGATGGCTTTCCCGCTGCAGCACGTCGGCGCCAAGATGCGCACGGCCGTGATCATGCACGGCGACGAGGGGGCCGGTAAGAACTTCCTGTTCGACCGCCTGGTGGAGATCTACGGGGAATATGGCGCGCTGGTCGGCCAGGACGAGCTCGAGGACAAGTTCAACGACTGGCGATCGCGCAAGCTGTTCATCATCGGGGACGAGGTCTCCAGCCGGCAGGAGCTGGTGCACAACAAGAACCGGCTGAAGGCGCTGATCACATCGCCCACGGTGCAGATCAACCCCAAGAACTTGCCCAGGCGCGAGGAAGCGAACCACATCAACGTGTGTTTCTTATCCAACGAACTGCAGCCGCTGGCCCTGGACAACAGCGACCGGCGCTACCTGGTCATCTACACCCCCCGCATGCGCGAGCGCGCCTTCTACCTGAAGCTGAAGGACTGGGCCGCGAAGGGTGGCGTCGAGGCCTTCTACCACTACCTGCTGCAGTACCCGCTGGAGGACTTCGACGAGTCCACCCCGGCCCCGGTCACGGAAGCGAAGAAAGACCTGATCGACCTGAACCGGAAGAGCCCGGAGCGCTTCTGGATCGAGTGGGCCAGCGGCGAGCTGGACCTGCCGTACCGCAGTTGCAGCTGCGCCCAGGCCTATCGCGCCTATGAGAAGTACGCCCAGCGCATCGGCGACCGCTACCCCATGCAGCGCAACGTGTTCACCCGCATGGTGATGCGGATCTCGGAGACCGGCGTGGTGCCGGGCATATCCAAACCCGTGCGCGAGAAGGTCATGAAGGTGGGCCAGGCGGGGATAGTCCGCAAGGCCATGCGCATGTTGCTGGTCACCGATCCACCTGACGACGCCCAGGGCGACTGGGCCACGGAGACAGTGAACGAGTTCGACGAGGCGCTCAAGCGCTACGTCGGGTATGGACCCCGCTCCCCGCTGGATGGTGACGAGGGTGGAAAGGCCGGCTCATGAGTTACGCGGTTACAGGGTCGCGTAACTCCGAAAGCAAGCACTGGCGCGGCCAGTTACGCGGTTACGCGGTTACGGCCTTCTCCAAATGCGTGCGCGTGTGCGCGTACGTCCGAAGGGTGTGGGTGGATTTTGCATATAGGGGAGTGCTGTAACCGCGTAACCGCGTAACTCGCAAGCACTGGCGCGGGTCTGGTGGTTACGCGCGCGCGTAACTGCGTAACTCAGTCTCTTTTCAAGAAGAAGAGAAAAGGAAGAGGAGAGGGTGATGGTCAACGTGACGGCGAAGTTGAACGCGGTGGAGCTGCTGGGGCTGCTGGACCAGCTGCACCTGGACGTGCGCGATCGCGCCGCCGTGTCCGCCGTGAACAAGGCCATCGCCAAGGGCCAGACCAGGATGGTGCGGGTGATCAGCCGTGAGTACAACGTGACTGCGGGCTATGTCCGGGAGCGGCTGAGGATCGAGCGTGCCAAGTTCGTGAGGGGCAAGGCGGTGATCGCTGCTGCACTGGTGGGTGGCGGCAGTCGCGGTGCCAAGCGCAGTGCCAACCTGATCGTGTTCACCGAGCGCAGCACATCCCTGGCGCAGGCGAAGAAGCGAATGAAGGCAGGCGAGGGTGGCACGTACAAGCTGGGTAGCACCACCGTGTCCAAGGCGCTGGAGCTGCGGTTCAAGATCAAGCGCGGCTCGGCGCCCAAGGTGATCAAGGGGGCCTTCATCGGCAACCAGGGCCGCACCGTCTTCATCCGTGAAGGGTCGGCCCGACTGCCGATCAAGGCGCTCAGCACCATCGACGTACCCCAGATGTTCAACACGCGCCGCCTCAACGACGAGGTGGTGCGCAGCATCGAGCAGGACTTCCCCGGCATCTTCGAGCACGAGGTGAAGTTCTTCACGGACAGGTTCAACGCAAGGAGGGCAGGGCTGTGACCACCACCTTCACCCAGCGCGCCATGGAGGCGTACTACAACCGCGACCCCGACGAGCTGCGACGGCTGGCAGCAGAGGCCGACCACCAGGTGGCGCAGCTGCAGGCGTACATCGCGGGCAATCCGGCGGGTCCTTCCAGCCCGCCCCCTGACACGGGCCGAAGCGAGCGCGAAAACGCGCTAGCGGACCGCCCGGCAATTAGTTAATCGGACGGTTAATCCCATGTCCAAAGTTAAGCTGATGACGCAGGCGGAGTACGCGGCACACCGCGGCTGCAGCGGCGTCGCGGTGCACAAGGCGGTCAAGGCCGGACGCATCAGCTTGATCGGGGACAAGATCGACCCAGCTGTTGCCGACATCCAATGGGCGGCGAACACTCGGGCCCGCCAGCGGAATGTGGGGAAGCAGGAGGCCGCAGGGGCCGACCTGGTCGACCAAGCGTCAGGTGGGTCGGCGGCGCCGAGCGCGCCGGCAGCAGCCGCCGCTCCGGCCGCGCCGGACACCGGATACACCGCGGCCCGGGCCGAGCGCGAGCGTGCCGAGGCCGACAAGGCGAAGATGGAGGTGGCCAAGCTGCGCGGCGAGCTGGTGGCCTGGCAGGACGTCTCGCGCGGCGGCTTCGAGGTCGGACGGGACCTGCGGGACACCATGGAGTCCGCGGTCAACTCGCTGGCGGCCGAACTGGCCAGCGAGGTCAGCGCCGACAAGTGCGCGGAGATTTTGCGCCGACACCACCGTGCTGTGTGCGACGTGCTGGTGAAGGCCTGGCGCGAGAAGATCGGCCCGGTGCCGACGGGGGTGGCTAGCGCATGAACATGCGGGACGGCTACCAGGCAATCCTCGACGCGGTCGCTCGTGGGATGGAGCCCGACCCGAACCTGACGGTCGACGCTTGGGCCGATGAGTTCGCCCAGGTTCCGAGGGAAACGGGGGCTTCGGAGCCGGGGAAGTACCGCACCAGCCGCACACCGCACGCGCGCTTGCCGATGTTCTGCCTGTCGGCGATCGCCACCGCCGTGAAGCGCGTCGTGGTAAAGGGCGCCTCGCAGATGCTGAAGACGCAGGTTGGCCTCAACTTCCTGGGGGAAACTGTTCACCAGCGGCCGAAGAACTTCCTGTGGATCGTGCCCACCGGGAAGCTGCACAAGCGCGCAGCTGGTCGGATCAACAAGGTGATCAAGGCCACACCGGTGCTGGAGCAGCGCGTCGCGAAGCCGAACAGCCGTGACGCAACCAACAACAACGACATCAAGGCCTACCCCGGCGGCGAGCTTTACATCGTCACCGCCGGCGCCGCTGCGAACCTGTCCGAGTTGTCCGTCACCTACGTGGTGTACGACGAGGTCGACCGCAGCAAGGAAAACGTCGGCGGTGAGGGGGATCCGAAGGAACTGGCCGAGACGCGGCAGACGTCGCACGAGCGGGACCGCAAGGCCTACTACCCCAGCTCGCCTACGATCGAGGGCGAGAGCGCGATCGACGACCTGTACCGCCTCGGTACGCAACGGGAGGCGCTGGCCGAGTGCATTCACTGTGGCCAGGCCCAGGCGCTGGACTTCTTCAGGCTGATACGCAGCGATGACGGCAAGCGCGCCTTGTACCCGTGTGAGGCTTGCGGCGGCCTGCACGAGGAGGGCGACAAGTCGCGCATGTTCGCCCGCGGCATGTGGTCAGACGGCGTGCCGGGCGACGGGGAGACCGAGAGCTTCCACATCTCCGCGATGTTCCTGCCGTATGGCTGGCTGCCGTGGATCGCGCTGCTGAAGCAATACGACAAGGCGAAGGCGAAGCTGGAAGAGGGCAGCGAAGAAGCCATGATTACGTTCTACAACACGCGCCTGGCGCTGTGTTGGGAGCGGACGAAGGAGACCACGCGGTACGACGAGTTGATGGCGCGCGCCGGCGGGTATGCGCTGGGTACGGTGCCGGCCGGTGGCGTGGTGCTCACGGCGGCGATCGATACGCAGGCGCACCGGCTGGAGTTCATGGTCATGGCGTGGGGTGAGGGCCTCGAGGCCTGGGTCGTCGACTACCAGGTGATCCATGGTTCGCCGGCGGAGGTCGAAACTTGGCAGCGGGCGGACGAACTGCTGAAGGGCCGGTACCGGCACACCAGCGGCCAGATGCTGTCGATAACAGCCGCCTTCGTCGACTCCGGCGGGTCGAACACGCAGGACGTCTACAACTTCACATCCGCTTTGAAGCGCCGGAAGGTGTTTCCCGTGAAGGGCCACAGCCGACCCAATCGTCCGATCCTGAGCGGCAAGCCAACGCAGGTGGACATCAACTGGCGAGGAAAGAGCGAGAAGAGGGCAGCGGAGCTGTGGCTGGTGGGCCCGGACACCGCGAAGGACTACCTGCAGGCCAGGTGGAAGCGCACCGCTGGTCCGGGCGCGATTCACTTCCCTGACGGCCTGCCGGAGTCCTTCTTCAAGGGCATCACCGCGGAATACCGCACCTACGGCTACAAGCGCGGGCGGAAGGTCAGCTGGTGGGAGCAAAAGAAGGGCGAGGCCAACGAACCACTGGACCTGACGGTGTACAACCTCGGCGCCGCGCACTACCTGCAGCTGCACAAGAACACGGAGTCCCGTTGGCAGTCGCTGCGCGATCGCCTGCATCCGGTCCAGGGCGACCTTCTCACGGCCCCGGTGGATACGTATCCACATGCCGATGGTGAAGTCTCGCGATCTGCGCCACCTCAACCCGCGGCTGCGGCGCCTGCAGCCGCCTCGGCTGCGAAGGTAAGCGGCGGCAGGATCACGCTCGCCGGCCTTCGGAAGGGAGGCGCGTGAAGCCGGAAGATCAAAGTGAAGAGCCGGACATCGTGCAGGTGGTGCTGCAGCACGTCCTCGCAGTGGCTCCCGGCTTCAATGGCGAGCTGGCCGCGAGGATCGACCAGGAGGTGCGGTCGAAATACGGCGGCCTGCGCGTGCGGATCCTGAAGCGCGGCAAGTACTTGACCCCTGAGCAGCGGCTTCGCGCCTATCAGGACGCACTCACCAACATGCCGACCCGCGAGTTGCTGTCCAAGCACCGCATCAGCCTGGCCACGCTGAAGCGCCTGGTGAAGAAAGGCCCGGGTGAGTGAGTCAGGTCGGCTCAAGTTGCCCTATTTTTGCGGCTCAGCCGTTCCTAGACTCCGGCGCTATGGCCGGAATCACCCTCGAACACGCGGAAGCGCAGCTCGCGCTCTACCTCGCAGCGGAAGAAAAGGTCCTCGCCGGGCAGTCGTATGAGATTGCCGGACGGAAGCTGACGCGCGCGAACCTGAAGGACATCCAGGAAGGCATCGCCTCCTGGGACTCTCGCGTCAAGACCCTGAGTGCCGGCACGCGCGGCCGCAGCCGCGCCATCACGATGGTGCCGCGATGAGCGATGACACGAACGTGCGGCACCGCCTGGTGCAGCAGAACGTCCTCGACAAGGTCATCACCTACTTCTCGCCCAAGGCTGGCGCACGCCGCTTGGCAGCCCGCGGAGCCCTCGCGCTGGCGGGCGGATACACCGGTGCGCGCATCGATCGCTCTTCGCTGAAGAACTGGAAACCGGGCGGCGGATCTCCGGAGACGGACATCATCGCGGACCTTCCCATGCTGCGCGACCGCACCCGCGATGCTGTTCGGAACGCGCCGGTGGCCACCGGCGCCGTCGGCAACGCGGTCAGCGCGATCGTGGGAACCGGGCTCTCGTGTAACCCCGGGATCAACCACGCGGTGCTGGGAGTCACCGAGGAGTACGCCGCCGAGTGGAACAGCGACACGCGCCAGCGCTTCGAAGCCTGGGCCGAGTCCATGGACGTCGACCTCAGCGAGCGGCAGGACTTCTACGGCGAGCAAGACCTCTCCCTGCGGTCGGCGTTCGAAAGCGGCGATTCGTGGGTTCTTACGCCGTTGGTCGACCGTCCGGGTAAGGGACGTGAGCTCGCCCTGCAGGTGATCGAGGCCGATCGGGTGTGCAACCCGAACCACCGGCCCAATTCCGACACGATGCAGGACGGTGTGGAGCTGGATCCAGAGACCCTGAAAACGGTCGCTATCCACGTGGCGCAGCGCCACCCCGGCGACCTGCGCTCCGGCAACAGCTGGACGAGGGTGGAGGTGCGTGGGGCTGAAACCGGGCGCCGCAACGTGCTGCAGATCTGGAAGCAGATCCGCCCGGCCCAGGTGCGGGGCGTGCCGTGGCTTGCACCGATCTTGGAGCCGCTCAAGCAACTCACCAGGTGGACTGACAACGAGCTCGCCGCGGCGGTGACCTCGAGTCTGTTCACCCTGTTCGTGAAGATGGATCCCGACGCATTCGAGCAACTGTTCGAAGACGACGCGCAGAACGCGCTCGTCGAGCGCACGCAGAAGTGGTCCGGAGACTTGGAGAACAGCAAGGCCGTCAACCTCCTGCCGGGCGAGGAAGTGCAGACAGCAGCGATGGACCGGCCGAATCCTGCGTTCGATCCGTTCTGGATTGCGATGGTGCGGCAGATCGGCATGGCCATCCAGGTGCCATACGAAGTCCTGGTGATGCACTTCCAGAGCAGCTATAGCGCCGCGCGCGGGGCGCTGCTGATGGCGTGGCGCTTCTATCGCGAACGCCGCGACCTGCTGGCCAAGCAGCTATGCCAGCCGGTCTACGAGCTCTGGCTACACAACGAGGTCTCGCAAGGGCGCATCGCGGCACCCGGCTTCTTCGCCGATGACTATGTTCGTGCTGCCTGGTGCAAAGCGACCTGGACCGGCGACGGGCCGGGATCGATCGATCCGCAGAAGGAAGTTGCCGCGGCGAAAGGGCGCGTGGACCTCGGCATCAGCACGCTGCAGGCCGAAAGCGTCCTGCACGACGGTGTCGACTGGGAGACGAAGAATCGGCAGCGGGCGCGGGAGATTCGCGCGCAACGCGAGGCCGGCACGCTGCAGCCTCAGCCGGGTGCTGGCTCTCCCCCAGCCGCGCCAGCGGAGGACGACGACGAGCAACTGCCTGGCCGCCCCCGGCGTCCGAACGAGGACGACTGACTTGGCTCAAGTTGCCCTATTTTTTGCAGGCCACTGTTTCTACAGTCGCGTGCACTGAACCTCAGCAGCACGCATGAAACTCATCGAACTTCTCAACAAGCCTTGGGCCATCCTGCCCGAGAGCCTGCGTGAGATCCATGCCATCTACGAGTCGCACTTGAAGGGCGAGAAGACGGATGTGGCGGCGGTGGAAGCGCGGCTCGGGCGGCCTCTGAACAACGAGCAGCAGACCTACACCGTCCGTGAGGGCGGTGTCGCAGTGCTGAACATCGAAGGCGTCATTGCCCCGAAGGCCAACCTGTTCACGCAGATTAGTGGCGGCGTCTCTGCGGCACTGCTGGTGCAGCAGCTGCAAAGCATCGCGGCAGATTCCCGCGTCAAGTCCGCCATCCAGGTGATCGACTCGCCTGGTGGCAGCGTGTTCGGCATTCCGGAATGGGCGGCCGCGGTTCGTGCGGTGGCCGCGGTGAAGCCAGTTATCACGATCAGCGACGCGCAGATCGCCAGCGCGGCGATGTGGGGCGGGTCCGCTGCGAACGGCGTCTACCTGACCGGTGTCACTGCGCAGGCTGGGAGCATCGGCGTGTACGCCCGCATGGGTCTGAGCCAGGCCGAGCCCGGCGTCATCGAGTTCACGCGCGGTAAGTACAAGCGCAGCGGCATCAACGGGCAGGCGCCCAGCCCGGAATACATGGCGTACTTCGAGGGCTACCTCGACCACATGTACAGCGTCTTCGTGGATGCCATCGCGGAGTTCCGCGGCACCACCTCCGAGATCGTGCTGGAGCACATGGCGGACGGCCGCATGTTCACCGGCCAACAAGCCATCGACGTGGGGCTCGTGGATGGATTCTCCACCGTGGACGCCATGGTGGAAAAGCTTGCGACCAAACCCGAGGCCTTCGCCCAACGACGGAAAGCGGTCGTGGCGATGGCATCGGCGCCGCCCCCGCCGGCGGTCGCTCCCCAGAAGCAGCCTCCCTCCCAACTTCATCAAGGAACCCAGACCATGAATCGTGCCGAACTGGCAGCCCAGCACCCCGAGCTGTTGCAAGCCATCCTGGCCGAAGGCGAAGCCCTCGGCGTCACCCGCGGCGCCGCGCAGGAACGCGCGCGCATCCAGGGCGTCGAAGCTGCGCTGATCCCCGGCCACGAGACGCTGATCGCTTCGCTGAAGTTCGACGGCAAGACCACGGGCGGCGACGCGGCCCTGGCGGTGAATGCCGCCGAGCGCGAGATTCGCGAGAAGCAAGGCGCCGCGGCGCGCGGCGACGCGCCGCCCCCCGTCCGCCAAGCGGCTGCGCCCGCGGTGCAGCCGAGCGCCGAGGCAGCTGCTGCCGCGGAGAAGGAGCGCCTGGCCAAGCTGCCGGTCGACGAGCGCTGCAAGGCGGAATGGGCGGCGAACGCGGACCTGCAGGCCGAGTTCGGCGCACTGGACGCTTACGTCGCCTTCGTGAAGGCGGACGCCTCCGGGCAAGCCCGGATCAAGAAGGCCGGCTAAGCAACCCCTCTATCAACCTCAAGGAACGACCATGAAGAAATCCCTGATCGCCGTGGCCCTGGTTGCTGCGGCTGCTTGCGCGGCTGCTGCCGCATTCGGCACCGCGGTGCAGACCGCGGTGTTCGGCGCCGTCGCGGCGGCCGCCTCGCTGCCGCTGCTGGCTCCCGGCCTGCCGCAACGCCTGAACGACGCGGTCTTCGGCTACATGGCCCGCACCGGCCTCGTCCTCGGCATGACCACCCTGGCGGCGAACAAGCCGCGGCCGTACGAACTGGGCAACATCCAGGAGTACCCGGTGATCGCCGCAGACATCATCTACGAGGGCGCGGCGGTGGGCGAGGACGGCTCCGGCTACGCGCGGCCGCTGGTGGCTGCGGACCCTTTCCTGGGCTTCGCAGAGACCTACGTGGACAACTCGGCTGGCGCCGCCGGGGACAAGCGCGTGCGCGTGCGCCGTTCCGGCCAGGTGCAGCTGGCAGTCGCCGGTGCCACGGCCATCACCGCGAATGACGGCGTGGCGGTGTACGCCTCCGACGACGACACGTTCACGCTCACCTCGACCAGCAACACCCTGATCGGCAAGGTCTCGCGCTGGCTGGAAAGCGGCGTCTGCATCGTCGACTTCAAGGCGGCCACGGCCTCCTAAACCCAACTTCGCACAAAGGACCACATCATGGGTGCTTCTTCCCTCTCCAGCCGCGCCATCATCGGCTCGTTCTTCGCCCGCCTGGCCCAGAACGAAGGCGCCTCCTGGATTCCGCTGCTGTCGAACCTGTTCCAGAGCGACCAGGAATCGGAAACCTACAAGTGGCTCGGCATGGCGCCGGCCATGCGCGAGTGGATCGGCGGCCGGCAGGCCAAGGGTTTCCGCGAGAACGGCATCACGATCGTCAACAAGAAATTCGAGGCCACCCTCGAAGTCCTGATGGACGAGATTCGCCGCGACAAGACCGGTCAGGTGATGGTGCGGGTGCAGGAGATGGCCGATCGCGCCAACGCCCACTGGGCGAAGCTGCTCTCGGCCCTGATCGTGGCCGCCGAGGCCGGCGTCTGCTACGACGGCCAGTTCTTCTTCGACACCGATCACGCCGAGGGTGACAGCGGAACCCAGTCCAACGACCTGACCGCCGACATCGCGACCACCACCGCGCCAACGGCCGGCGAGATGGAAAGCGCGATCATGCGCAACATCGAGGCGATCCTGGGCTTCAAGGACGACCAGGGCGAGCCGATGAACGAGGACGCCAAGTCCTTCCTGGTGATGGTGCCGGTGCCCTTCATGGGCGCGACGGCCGCCGCGCTGGGCTCGCAGATCATCGTCGACGCGTCCACCTCCCGCAGCAACACCATCCTCACGATGGGCTCGCTCGGCGGCTTCCAGGTGCAGATGGCGGTGAACTCGCGGCTCAGCTGGACCACGAAGTTCGCGGTGTTCAACACCGACCGGCCCACCAAGGCGCTGATCCGCCAGGAGGAAGAGGGCCTGAAGGTCAGCGCGATCGCCGAGGGCTCCGAGCTGGAGTTCAAGGAAGACAAGCACCAGTACGGCATCAAGGCCATGCGCAACGTCGGCTACGGCTACTGGCAGCGTGCTGCGCTGACCACGTTCACCTGATCCACCGCTGCGACCAGGAGCACCACTGCATGAAAGTCTTTCGCGCACTTGCGCCGCTGGGCATCAACCCCGGCGCTCTGGTCGGCCTCTCGAAAGAGCAGGCCGCCGCGCGGTCCTACGGGATCAGCGCCACCGCCAAGAAGGGCGTCTATTCCGTCAAGCTGCGGATCGAGTTCAAGGCCGGCGAGACGTTCGGCCTGGACGGCGAGCTGCCGAAGTCGCTCGCCGATCTGGTCGAGGGCTCCGGGAAGAAGAGCGAACCGAGCTCGCCCGCACCCGCACCTGCGCCGGCCGAGGCTGGCGCGGCCCCAGCGCCGTCGCCAGCAGCCGATTCGTAAGAGGCAAGCTCGTGGCCTTCGTCGAAGACTTCACCGTGTTCTTCGCCGACTTCGGCGTGGAGGCTACGCCTTCCGCTGGACCGGCGATCACGGTGATCTTCGACCGGGCGCATATCGAGGCGATGGGAGGGGCCATCAGCGGGACGCAGCCGGCGGCGCTGGCGGTTTCTGTTGATGTCTCTTCCTACGTCTCGGGCTCGACGACGCTGACCATCGCAGGCACCACCTACCGTGTGATCGACATCGAGCCTGACGGAACTGGCTTGACGCTCCTGGTGCTGGAGGTCGCGTAGTGGCCGCAAGTAAGCACCTCGGCATCCGCGATGCCGTCGCCGCGCTGCTGGCCGCACTGGCGGGCGGGCGGGTGCGGGAGAACGACCCCAAGCCTCTGGCGGGCGATCTGGACAACGAGATTTCCGTGCGGCGCGATCGCTCCACGCCGACGCAGGCAACCACGGGCTTCCCAATTGACTGGGTAACCGAGCTGTCGATCGAGATGAAGGCCAGGACGGAGGCGGATGCGGACGACCTGGCGTGCTCCGTGTTCGCCGCCGTGATGGCCAACCAGCAGCTGGGCGGCCTGTCCGAGTACATCGAGCCCGGCGAGATGGAGTGGGACCAGGCGCAGGGCGAGAAGCCGCTGCACCGGGTCACCTGGCGCATCAACGTCACCCACACCACCCAGAACAACGTGATCACCTGATGAGGCACCCCATGGCAAAGACCACCGAACAGAAGCCCTCTCTGCCGTCGCGCGGCGGCAGCTATGTCCGCGAGGGCGAGAAGCTCAAGCGGGTGGCGCACACCAAGCCCGCCGACGAGGTGCCGAGCCGTCGCAAGGCCAAGGAGGCGACCACGCCGGCGCCGGCGCCCAAGACCACCCCCAACAAGGAGTAAGACGCCATGTCGCGCTTCATCCGCAACACCGCTGTCCTGGCCAAGGCCGAAGTCACCTACGGCACCGACCCGGTACCAACCGGCTCGGCCAACGCCATGCTGGCCAGCAACGTCACCTCCAATCCGCTCAACGCCGAGAACGTCGACCGCGCCCTGCTGCGCGAGTACTTCGGCGCGTCGGAGGAGCTGGTGGGCATCGCCAACATGACGCTCCAGATGGACGTCGAGCTCGCCGCTAGCGGCACGTTGGGCGTCGCCCCCGCATGGGCGCCGCTGCTGCGCGCCTGCGGCGCGGCCGAGACCATCACCACCGACGAGCTGGTCGAGTACAACCCGATCACCGACGACGCGGACTCCGTCACCATCTACTGGTACGACTCCGGCGTGGTGCACAAGATGCTCGGCGCCCGCGGCCGGGCGCAGTTCAACATGAGCCTGGGTGGCAAGCCCGTCATCACCTACAACTTCATCGGGCTGTACGGCGGGGTCACCGCGGCGGTCCTGCCCACCACCGACTACGACGACTTCCAAGTGCCGCTGGTGGTCACCAACGCCAACACGGGCGACGTGAACCTGGGCTGCACGTACACGGCTGGCGTGCTTTCCAGCGGCACGGACTATCCGTCGCGCGGGCTGGAAGTCGACGGCGGCAGCCAGGTGGAGCACGTGGCGCTGCTCGGCGACGAGTCCGTCGACCTGACCGGCCGGACGACCGTCGGCAAGCTGCAGCTGGCCCTGACCGCGGCGCAGGAGGTGACCTTCGCGACCAACGTGCGGGCCAACACGCTGCAAAGCCTGGGCTTCGTCCATGGCACCGTTGCCGGGAACATCTGCGTGTTCTACGGCCCGTCCGTGCAGCTCACGAACTATTCGAAGGCCGACTACAAGGGCCGTCGCCTGCTCGGTTACGACGCTCGCTTCTTGCCCGACGCGGGCAACGACGAGTGGGTCCTGGCATTGAGGTAAGGAAACACCGATGTTCGATTTTGTCGCGCAGCCGACGTTTTCGGCCGACGTTCCCCTCAGCGCGCCAGGCAGGCCGGAGCCCTGGCTGGTGCCCTTCGAGTTCAACCACAAGGGCAGGAAGCAGCTGGAGGCGTGGCGCGCCACCTGGGTGAGCGCCGACGGCGTCGCCCGCTCGGACGAGGACATCCTCGCCGACGTCATCAAGTCCTGGGGCGTCAAGCGCGCCGGCGAGCTGGTGCCGTTCACGAAGACCGCCCTGGCGGACCTGCTGGATACGTATCCGACCGCGGCCAGGGAGATCCGAGACGCCTACCTGCGCGAGCTGACGGAGAGCAAGCGAAAAAACTTCTAGAGGCTGTCAGATGGCTGATCACGCGATCACCCAAGACCGTCTTCAACGAGGAGGCGGAGCGGGAAGCCCTGGCAGCCTTCGGGCTCCGGAAGAAAGCACCGGCCGCCGCGCCGGTCGCGGAGGAGCTGTTCCCGCTGTGGGAGGAGCACGTCCTCGCGCTGGCCATCTTCCGCCGCACGCTCACCCAGTGGTACCGGGATTTCGGCCATCGCACCGGCTTGCGGTACAGCGCCGCGCGCCTGGTGTTCGATGCGCTGGGGGGCAAGCCGGAGGACTGGGCCGAGACCCTGGACGAGCTGCAGGTCATGGAGATCTCCGCGTTGAACACGTGGGACGAACTGGCGAAGGAATGAGCCGTGGCTGAAGCCAAGATCGTCCTCAGTGCGTTCGACCACACCAAGATCGCGATCGAGAGTGCGAAGCGCAACCTCTCGTCCCTGAGCGACAGCGCCGGCGCGATCGCGGGCCGCTTCGGCACGCTCGGCCTGGCGATCACTGGGGCCTTCAGCGCCGTGACCCTCAAGGGCGCGATCGACACGCTGGACAAGCTGGACGACCTGAGCGAGAAGACCGGCATCGCCACCGAGTCCCTGAGCGCTCTGCGCTACGCCGGCGAGGTGACCGGCACGCCCATCGAGGCCCTGGCCACGGGCATCACGAAGCTGTCCAAGAACATGGCGGAGGCCGCCGGCGGCAACAAGGAGGCGGTGGCCACCTTCAAGGCGCTGGGCATCGAGATCAAGAACAACGACGGCAGCCTGAAGAGCCAGGACCAGATCCTCCTGGCGATGGCGGACCGGTTCTCCAGCTACCGGGATGGCGCCGAGAAATCGGCCCTGGCGCAGCGCGCGTTCGGCAAGACCGGCGCGGAGATGATCCCGCTGCTGAACCAGGGTGCCGCCGGCATCCAGCGGCTGCGCAGCGAGGCTGAGGCCTTGGGCGCGATCTATGGCGGCCAGCTGGCCAAGGACGCGGCCGCCTTCAACGACAACCTGAAGAAGCTGGAGCTGAACGCCGAAGCGGCGAAAGTCAACCTGGTGGGGGGGCTGCTCCCCACCCTGAACAGGCTGCTGGAAACCTACATCGGGCTCAGTGCCCAGGGGTCCGTGTGGACCGCCATGGAACAGGGCATCGCCAGCGTTGCCAAGTACCTGCCGATCGTCAGTGCGCTGGCAGGAGCGCTGAGCCTGATCCGGGGTGGCCACGACTTGACGGGCGACCATGCCGGGGACATCAACCGCCTCCTGCGCGAGCGCGAGGCGCTGGACAGCCGCCAGAAGAATCTCGAGAGCAGGGGCGAGCCCACCGACGGTCTCGCCCGCGAACATCTGGCCATTGAGAAGGCAAAACTGGAAAAGGAGCGCAAGCGCATCGAAGACCTGCTGAAGGTCGCCCGCGTCTACCAGGCGCAGGAAGCGCAGTACACGGGCGACACCAGCGACGCGATGTCGCGTCGGCTCGCGATCGGCCGCCAGACCGCGGCGCCTGTGGTCACCGACGGCGGCAAGGCCGCCAAGGAAGCCGAGCGCGAGATGCAGGAGCGCGCGCGCATCTTGGCCGAGCTCTCCGGCGTGCAGGCCGACTACAACGAGCAGCTCGCGCGCCTGCAGCGCATCCGCAAGGACTCGAATCTCTCCGAGGAGCAGTACGTCCAGCTGGTGACGAACCTCATCGAGAAGCAGCCGATGGCGAAGAAGCTCATCGAGGATGCTGCGCGGGCGGAGAAGGATCTCGCGGACACCAAGGCCAAGACCTCGGACATGCAGGATCGATACCTGGCTGGACTGGCCAGTGAGGCCGATGCGGTGATGAAGCGCAATGCGGACCTGGCTGACGAGATCGATGAGCTTGGCCTCACCGCCGACGCGCTGGACATCCTGCGGCAGATGCGGCTGGCCAGCAACATTGAGCGCGAGCGCGAAAACCTCCTGATTGAGAAGAGCAAGGAGAACAATGAACTGGGCGTGGCGCATCTCGAACGGAAGATCGCGCTGATGGAGCGCCAGCTTGGCCTCGAGCAGCAGATGGGTACGCGGCGCATTACGGTCGAGAGTGCCGAGACGGCGCGCGCGCAGTCCACCGCGATGTCCGACGGCGTCCGTGACGACCTGCGCGGCGCGATCAACGAGGCCTTCCGCACCAGTGAAAACCCGGCCGAGGCCTTCGCGATGGCCCTGGGCAATGCCGTGCGGGATCGCCTCACCAGCAGCATCGCCGATTCGCTGACGGAAGCGCTGCTGGGCAAGCAGGGTACGGCCGGCATCGGCGGCATGCTGGGCGGCCTATACAGCGGCGGCCTGGGAGGCCTGCAGGGGGCATTCAGCCAGACGTCATGGGGTGGCGGTGGCTTCGGCAGTGGCTACTCCTACGGCAACTTCGACCTCGGCACCTTCCTCCACAGCGGCGGAATTGCCGGGAACGACAGCACGTTCCATCGGTCCGTGCATCCCAGCGTGTGGAAAGGCGCCAAGCGCTACCACGTGGGCGGGCTGGCGGGAAACGAGGTGCCTGCCATCCTGGAGCGCGGCGAGGGCGTCTTCACCAAGAGCCAGATGAAGGCCCTGGGCGCGGGCGCCGCCGGCGGCGGCGTCCGCGACCTGAAGGTGTCCGTGATCAATAACGGCGAGCCGGTGCAAGTGACCGGCCAGCAGCGGATCTCCGAGGACGAGATCGCCCTGGTCCTGGACCGCGTGGACAAGAAGCTGCAGCGCGACATGAGCCAGCCGAACAGCCGCTTCAGCGAGAACCTCGGCAAGTTCACCAACGCCGGCCGGCGGAGGTACTGACGTGCCGACCATCCCCAACGGCTTCGGCTTCATCAACGATGGCTTCTCCGTGGGGCCGCCTGTGGGCGTGTCGCGCGTGGCGGTGGGCGGCGGGATGGCGCGCTACGCCGTCGACTACGCCAGGGGCAAGCAGATGTTCTCCGGGGCGATGAGGTTCACCGAGCTGGAGTACACGATCTGGGAGGCCTTCTACCGTCACGTCATTGCCGAGGGGACCATCGCCTTCGACATGGACCTGGACAGCGGCATGGGTGTATCCACGCACTCGGTGAACATTGTGCCGGGCACCTATGCGACGCAGCGGGTGGCGGGCGACAAGACCGAGGTGAGCTTCTCCGTCGAGACCGAAAGCGAGATCTACACGCTGACCGAGGCGGAAGCGCTGACGGTGATCGACGACTTCGAGACGGAGTCGGGCCGCGAACTGGTGAACGTGCTGCGGCCCATGGTGGCCAGCTACGGCGGCGACGGTCCCGATGGCCCCTGGCGGTCGGAAACCGCAGGTGGGAATGCGCAGTTCGCGCGCGCCTGGGCGCGCTCATGCCAGCGCTACACGGTGACCATCCCCATGTCCGCGGCCGAGTACTTGGCATGGACGGCCTACCTGCACCACGTGATCCACAAGGGCGCCGCGCCGTTCCGGTTGTACCTGGATACCGGCATGGGGCCCAGCCGCCACTTGGTGCAGATGATGCCGGCATCCTACCGTGCCACGCGCAGCGGCGCGCGGACCATGGTGACGTTCGTGGCGGAGGCGCAAACCGAACTCTACGACCTGAGCACGACGGATGGGGCCGGGTTGGTGGACATGTGGAACAGCGTGGGCTCCGACCTGGACGGCCTGCTCGAAGCCATCGAGCAATTCGCCAATGACGACCTTGCGGAGCTGGCATGAGCGTCGACGTCGAAAACCGCCTGCGCATCCTGCTCGCCACGGCGCCGCAGAACCGCCGGCGCATCGAGACGCTGGAGATCAGCCACTCGGCGATGTCGCAGACCTTCTACCTGTGGAGCGAGCCGTACGAAGGCGAGGTCACCACAGAGGACGGCGTGCGCACGATGCGCTCCGTGGGCTTCCACATCGAGATGGCCGGCTCCGAAGGGAACATGGACCAGGTGAACAGCATCGTGCTGGACATCACCGACAAGACGGACGAATTCAAGAACGAGCTGGCGCTCATCCCCCAGCAGACCAACGAGCTGGTGCGGGTGGTGATCCGCGAGTACTTGAGCGATGACCTGACCGAGATCGAATCAGGCCCGGCCGTCCTACAGGTGGAGCTGGTCAGCCGCCGCCGCGGCGCCGCCATGATCACCGCCGTCTCGCCCCGCTACAACGTCACTCGCACCGGCGAGGTGTACGCGGCGCGCCGCATCCCGATGCTGAGGGCCTTCCTGTGAACGTCGAGACCTATCAGGCGAAGGTCTACGAACCGGCGAGCAGCCCGTGCTGGTCGCTGGTGGCCGACGTCTACATCACCGAGCTGGCCATGCCGGTCGACGAGTTCAAGACCGTCGCCAATTCGGTGAGAGACGCCGCCCAGGCTTTCCGATTGGTGCTGCACAAGGGTGAGCACGGCTTCGTGCGTGTCTCCGAGCCGGTGGATTACGCCGTGGTGCTGATGGGGCGGTCCTTCTCCCGGGGCATTCACCACTGCGGGGTCTACTACGACGGCAAGGTGCTGCACGCGCAGCCGGACGGCACGCTGCACCAGGCGCTGGCCAGCCTGCGCGACCAGTACCCCCTCATGGAGTTCTGGGTGCGATGAAGATCGAATTTCACCAACACCCCTTCTCCGGCGAGCCGCCGGCCACGTTCGAGACGGACAGCCTGGCCGACTGGCTGCTTGCCCAGTACGAAGGCAAGCCGTCGACGCCCTTCGCCGTGTATGCCGGCGAGCCGTCCAGGGAAACGGACATCACCGGCAACGTCCCCGCCATCATGGCTGCCGATGCACCGAAGTACGTGGTGCTGGAGCGGCCGGGAGAGCCGGCGTCGATCGGCAGCATGCTGGCCAGCTGGATGTTCAGCTTCGCCATCAGCGACTTCTTCGCGCCGGTGCAGCGCCCATTCGAGAACCAGGCGCAGGAGAGCTCCAGCAACAGACTGTCCGACCGGCAGAACCGCGTGCGGGTGATGGAGCGCGTCGAGGACATCTTCGGGACCTGCCAGGCCATCCCGTCGTTGATGATGCCCACCTACATCAAGTACGACAACCACAAGCCTGTGGAGTACGGGTACTACGGCATCAGCCGCGGCTACGGTGACGTTGCGGACGTTCGAGACGGCGACACGCTCCTGGAAGACATCACGGACGCGCGCGCCGCGATTTACGCGCCCTTCACGTCGCCGAACAGCGGCGCTCCCCAGGACACCATCGGCGGCGCGATCTCGGACGACGTGATGACCGTCCGCGCCAGCAGCGCCGTCAATGGCATCGTGCTGAAGGCGCCCAACCAGCTGCAGCTCGAGGCTGGCCAGCACTACGAGTTCTTCGGCCCTGGCCCTGGCAAGAGTGGCGGGCGCACCCCGGCCAGTTCGCGCGACGTGATCTACCAGCCGAGTGCCGAAGTCGGGCAGGGGATGAACGCCAGGCGGCCGAATTTCGCCGCGGTGTGCGAGCCCGGCCAGGACCTGACGATCGATCACGCGGACGTCACCATCGACCGGAGTCAGATCGCCGGCGACCTGGTGGCGGACGCTGCGACCAACAGCTACTCCACCGCCGTGACCGGCTTCTTCCGGGGGGTGGTGGACGGGTCCTCGGTGGTCGTGGACGGCTGGACCGACGCTGCCAACAACGGCACGTTCACCGTGGTTTCCCATACCGATGAATCGATCGTTGTCAGTGGTGGGACGCTGGTCGACGAGACCCAGGGCATCTTCTCGGAGATCACCTTCACTCTCGACATCAACTACAGCGGCGTGCGGGAGATCCACGAGGTCGGCAACGGGTACGTGGTGCTGGTCGGACCGGCGCAGTTCTCGCCTGAGGACCAGCCGGCGGTCAGCGAGGTGGCGGCCTTGGGCGGTGGCATCGTTGCGGACCTGGAAGTCGACAACGGCCTGAATGACTGGACCGACTGGTTCACGCTTCCAGACACCGGCCGGACCGAAGTGTGGACGAACGTGCTGGCGCGCTACGGCATGTACAGGGACGATGGCGCGAAGTCCGCCTATTCGGTCAGCTACCAGCTCCAGATCGAGGAGCTCACCGCCTTGGGCGTGCCCACCGGCGTGGTGGAGAGCGTCACCGGCTCGATCAGCGGCATTGGCACGTCAGAAGAGCGCGCCGAGACGCTGGAGCAGACCACGGCCTGGACCGGCCCCGCGCGCATCAGGATGCGCCGCACCAGCGACTTCGATTACGACTTCACGGGCGCGGTGGTGGACGAGATCACCTGGACCCATGCCTACGCGGTGACGCCTGTCGACAACAACCACTTCGGCAACATCACCACGATCCACACGGTTACGCGAACAAACTCCTCGTCGGCGTCGCTGCGCACCCGCGAGCTCAGCTGCATCTTTTCCCGCCGCATCCCTACCTACAACGGCACGGTGTTCTCCGGCACCTTCGACGCGGACGGGGCGATCGCCACCGGGACCATCGCCGCCAGCAGCAAGATCGTCGACATCCTGGCGGCCGTGACGCTGGATCCCAAGATCGGCAATCGCGACGCGTCCGAGCTGGACATGGCGCAGCTCTGGGCGGTGCAGCAGGAGCTGGACGCCTGGAACACCGAGTGCGGCCAGTTCAACTACTGCTTCGACAACGACTCCGTCAGCTTCGAAGAGGCGATGAACATGATCGCCAACGCGGCGTTCTGCATCCCCTTCCGGCAGAACGGCAAGATTCGCCTGGCGCTGGACCGGCCGCAGTCGACCAGCACGGCGCTGTTCACGCACCGCAACAAGCGGCCGGACCCCGAGGCCGAGAGCATCACCAGGTCCTTCCATTCTGAGTGGGACGGCGTGGAGTTGATCTACCTGGACCCGGAGACCCTGAGCCCGGAGACCATCCGGCTGCCGCTCGATGGCAGCGCGGAGCGGCCCAAGCGCGTCAACATCCCCGGCATCCGCAGCTACGAGCAGGCCTGGCTGCGCGCCAACCGCGAGTACAACCAGCTGCTGTACCAGCGCGTCAGCATCGTCACCGAGACCACCACCGACGCGCGGGCGCTGCTGCCCAACGACCGGTTGAACATCGTCGACAACACCTGCTTCACGTCCTTCGACGGGGAGGTGGTGGGCCAGAGCGGGCTGACGCTGACTCTCAGCTGTGACGTGGAGTTCGAGCCCGGCGACCCGCACAGCATCATTCTCATCGATCGCAATGGGACCATCGAGAGCATCGCATGCACGGCTGGCGCGGAGCCTAACCAGGTGGTGCTGGCCGGCACCCCCACCACCACGATCGTCACCACGCCCACCGCCACGCTCGGCATCCGAACGATCTTCAGCTTCGCCTCCGACGGCGCACACGAGGCCAACGCCTACCTGCTGCGCCGCATCGGCGTGAGCGACGGCAAGTACATGCGCCTGGAGGCCATCAACTACGCGGACGAGTACTACACGGCCGACGAGGCAGCGATCCCGGACAAAGAGATCGTGATCAACGACTAGGAAGAAACATGCCTGCTGTCACGCTCCAACAATTGATCGACGCTGGTGAAGACGTCCAGGTGATCGATGACTTTGCGAACTCGCCGGCTGCGACGGTGACCACGCGAGAGGGTACCGAGCTGCCGACGCTGCAGGGTCTTGTGGCCACCGTGAGCGAGGAGGCCGTCGTTGCGGCCGCTCTGGATGCCGCCGCAGCTAGAGATGCTGCCAACACGTCCGGTCGAGTCTATGCAGACACCACGGCCGGCATTGCGGGTACCACGAACGGGCAGACCTTCAGCATCTTCAGTGGCTCGTACATCATCCAGTATCGCAACGACGCTGGCGCGGCGACGGAAGTCGGGCGCTTCTACGTCAAGGCTTACATCGATTCCGCCATTCCGGGTGCGCCGGTGGGCACCTCGCGCGTGCCGCTCGTGGAGGACGAGGTCGGCAATGTGGCAGTGTGGCTGGAAGACGGCCTGCTGGCGGCGATGGGCCTGAGCGAGGACCTGGTCGCTGCGATCCAGGAGGATGTCGGAATCGACGCCGTGCCGTCCGGATCCGGGATGGTCCCCCTCTTCACCGACGAGGACGAGCAGGTGCCGCTGTGGCTGGAGAACGGGTTGCTGGACGGCCTGGGGTTCGGCAGCACCCTCGCGGCGGAAATCGAAGGCATGGCGGCCGCAGCCGTGAACCTGCGGGCGCCTGCAAACTCCCCCACAAGCTCCGAGCTCCCGAACGTCACCGACGGTCGCAGCCTATACAGCTGGCGCACTAAGCTCGCGCAGATCCTGCGTGGCACCACGGTGGCGCAAGCCAAGATCATCGTCATGGGCGATTCTTGGGCCGAGCGCCTGCCGATCCCGCAGGCGCTTGCCGACATTCTCTACGCCGCATACACGCAGAAGTCTGGCGAAGGCTGGATCGCGCTTTTTGACGTGGCACCCCTCAACGCGGTCGCGGTGACCTCGTCCGGGTGGACGACTTACGACGGTTCTGACACGACGGCACCGGCCTCGCATTGCGGATTTGATGGCAAAGCCCTCATCGCCACCGGAACCGCGGCGACGTATGGCATTACCAATCTGACCACGACTGACCTGGCGATCTACTACGTCAATGGCAACGGCACGTTCAGGTGGCGCGTCGACGGCGGCGCGTGGACCGCGGTTGCCGGCACGGGCACTGGCGCGATCGCGAAAGTGAGCATTACTGGCCTCAGCAACACCACGCACACGGTGGACATCGACCTGACCGGCAACACCGGAACTGTCACTTTGTGCGGCTTCCGCGCGACTTGTCCCGCAGTCAAGGGAGTGGAGGTAAGCAAGGCAGGAAACGGCAGCTTGACGGGCGCCGATCTGGCGATGTACGTCGCCGACAACGTTGCCACCTACATGGCAGACATCCTGCCGGACGTGGTGTTGGTGATCCTCGGGACCAACGACGCCCGACTGAGCGAGAGCACGCCGACTGAATACATCGCGGCGCTCACCACGCTCGTCGCCCAAGTGCGCTCCACCTCGCCGAACACCGCGTTCATCTTCGTGGCGCCGCCGGACAACGCGGTGGCTGAAGTTGAGCCGCTCACCGACTACCGCGACGCGCTCTACGAGTTCTGCGTCGGAAATGGGTATGAGTTTTACAACATGTATGACGAGTGGTCGGACTACACGACTATGAACGCGCTCGGCGCGTGGGCCGACACCCTGCACTTGAACGACGACGGCGGCTACGCGCTCGCCAAACGGCTGCACACCAAGCTCCTCGCACTCTAAAAGGACTGACTTTATGACCAATGCACTGCGGCTCGACGGTGTCACGCTGCCGGGGACGGGATACCCGAAGAAGAAGAACTTTGTCGTCCCCAATTTTCCGGTGACTTCCGGTCTGCTTGGGCTCTTCGTCATCGGGGGCAACCAGTCGCTCAGCCTCATCAACCACGCCGACAGCGACGCGCCGGCACTCGTGGTGGGCTCGCCAACTTTCAACGAGCTCGGAGCGACCCTCAGCCAAGTCAACTGCTTGGACACGCAGCTGCCATCGACATCGGCCATGACCATCATCAGCGTGGCCAAGGTGATCTTGCCCGCTGGAGCTTCTCCCTTCGCTGATTCCGCGATGATTTGCTCGAACTTCCTTGGGGGCGGATCGAACACGGGTGATTCACTGTCGCTGCGAAATGCGACAGGCGCCAAGGTTTCGGCGTTGGTCCAGACCTCCGGCGGTATCAATGCCTCCAACCAGGATATTTCGACAGGTACGGCAGGTCAATGGAACGCCTTCGTGGGGCGCTACAAGTCCACAGGCGAAGCCAAGGCCTGGTGGTCTCACAGCGGAACGGTCGTGTCTGCGGCCGAGTCGGCCGCGGCTACGCGCGTTGCGATTTCGAGCGCACTGCGCATCGGCGGGCACTACCAGCCAGCGCAATACACCGGCCCAATCGAGGTCCAGATGGTAGCAATCTTCAACCAGGCGCTCGCCGATGCCGACGTTGCGAGCAACCTCGCATACCTGACGGCGACCTATGGCCCGGCTATCGGGGTATCCACCCTCTAAAGGTGCCGGAAGGCTGACCGAGCCCACACACAGACGCGACGAAAGGACCGCGACATGGCAGAACCCACATCCACCACAGGTGCCGCTGGAGCGGCGCTTGTTGCCATCGGCGTCGGCCTGGTCGGCAGCAAGTATGGGGCGCTAGCGACCGTCGCCGCCGGAGCTTTGATCGGCGCGTTCATCAGCCTGGGCGAGGTAGGGACGCCTGGCGGTCGCTGGGCTGGCTTTCGCTACCTGCTGCAGTACACCATCGCGGCCAGCCTCACCGCCGGCACCCTGAGCTACCTGATCGAGCGTTACACCGCCGTGCCGGCCACGGAGATCCTGGTCCTGGTGGCCTTCTGCATCGGCTGGATCGGCGGACGGTGGCAGGGCATCCTCAACGCAGTGCTCTCAGCGGCCAGCACCCTGTTCGGCCGCAAGGCGGGCGGGCAATGATGGCGCTGGCACTCTGGGAAGGGTTCGCCCTGGCGCTGGTGTATTCGTGCTTTTGCCGGGCCACCTACACCACCAAGGCCAACACCCGGCGCGACATCCGCTGGGCCTTCACCGGGCTGGGCGTCATGGCCTGGCTGTCCGTGTTGGCGCCCCTGTGGGGTTACGAGCCCGACGGCTTCGCCCTGGCGCTGCTCGTGACCATGACGGCGGTGCAGATCACCACCTCACACCACTGGCGCAAGGGCATTCCTGCTCAATTCCGGAGAGACACGTGATCCTCACCCCCCATTTCACCGTCGCCGAGTTCACCAACAGCTACCAGGCGGAGCGCCGCGGCATCGACAACAGCCTTCCGGCGACGCTGCTGCCGCAGGCGCAGCGCACGTGCGAGCTGCTCGAGCGCATCCGCGGGCGCCTCAGCCAGCTCGCCGGCGGCTCGGTGCCGGTGCTTCTGAGCAGTGGCTACCGGTGTCTGGACCTGAACCGCGCAATCGGCAGCAACGACACCAGCGACCACGTCTGGGCAGCCGCGGCGGACTTCAAGGCGCCGGCCTTCGGCTCCGCCTACGAGGTGGCGCAGGCCTTGGCGCCGCTGGTTGACGAGCTCGAGATCGGGCAGTTGATCCACGAGTTCGGCGCCTGGGTGCACGTCAGCACGCGCCAGCCCGCCAGGCCGGTGAACCGGGTGATCACCATCAGCCGGCGAGGCGTCGAGCCTGGTGTGGTGGAGACCTAGACCATGACCAAAACCATCGTCACCTGGTTGCTGGTCGCGGCGCTCGCTGCCGCCGTAGTCGGCGGGACCATGTGGGCCTACGAGCTGTGGCGATCCAGCGTCTTTGCCGAAGGCGAGACCGCTGGCGCGGGGCGGATCCAGAACCTCTGGGACGAGGACCGCGCCCGCGCCCAGGAGGCCGCCGCCGAGGATGCGCGCAGCAAGGCTGCCGAGACCCTGCGGCGCCTGAACAAACAGAAGGAGAACGACGATGCCCAAGCCCGACGCCTTGCCAAGGTGGCCATCGACCTTGCTGGCCTGCGTGCTGCTGCTGACGGCCTGCAGCTCACCGCCGCCACGTACCTCGACGCCGCCGGCTGCGGCGGCCGAAGCGGCGATCCCGCCGTTGCCTGCGTCCGCGCGGCAGTTGAGAACGCCCTCGACGTGTTCGGCCGCTGCAGCAGCCGAGTTGCGCAGCTGGCGGGAGCAGTTGATGACGCCCGCGACCGCGGCCAGCGCTGCGAAGCCGAGCACGACGCCCTTGTGCTGAAGCCATGAGCACCGGCCTGGGCCCCCACCTGCGCCTGCAGGCCATCGGCGTGCTGCTGCACTGGTGCCCCGCCTGCAACCGCCCGCACGAGATCCACCTGCAGGCGTCCTCGCACGCGCAGCGCAAGCGCTGGGAGTGGAACGACAACATGGCCAGGCCGACGTTCTCGCCGGACTTGCTGGTCGAGGGGATGGCCGGCGGCGTGTGCCACTACTACATCACCGACCAGCGCATCCACTTCCTGTCCGACAGCACCCACGCGCTGGCCGGGCTGACCGTTCCCCTGCCGATCTATCCGAGTCACAACCTGGCCTGAGGAGGTCACCATGCGCTTCCGCCATCACTTCGCCGCGATCACGTTCCTCTTGGCCTTCCTGGTGCCGCTGGCGGCCGCCCAGGACCAGCCGACGGGCACGCTTGCCTTCACGTGCGTGGACGGCAAGCCGGTGATCGTGACCATCATCGCGGTGCACCCGGGCGTCTACCAGGTGCCGCTGCCGCCGGACGTGTGCATCCGGAATCAGGCGCCGCCGCCGAAGCCCGCGGTGCAGCCTCCCAACGACGCGCCTCGCCGCACCACATAGCCGCCTGGGGCGGTTGCCATTGGGCCGGGGTCTTTTCAAGTTTCTCCCCGGCTCTTCGTACCCCCTCGGCGGGAAGGTCGCGGGGGTTTTTTCCTTGATCAGGCTACCGCAAATGGGTTAAGGCGGTGACTTTGGTGGCGTCAGGTCCAGAACCTGACGGCGCATTGCGTTGGCTCGCTGGGCAGCATCGCGCCACAGCTCCCAAAGTTCTTTTGAATAGCCAGGGCTACCCGGGAGGCGATCCTTAACCGCTTCCCACGCCTCCTGTTCGGCGGCGATGGCTTTGGCGTATTCGTCGATTGTCACAAAAAACATTGTAGGACGTGTCCGACGCCGAATGAGCGTATAAGCACACTCACTGACCTCCAGCCGGGTCGAAACCATGTCTGATCAAAAGTCTTTTCTCGAGCCTTGGCGAGTTGCGAGTCATGTAGCGAGTGCTGCGGAGGAGGCTCTCTTTGAGAAAACCCTCCACCACATAGCAGGCCGTGGCCCGATGCCCTCCGATGAGGAGCGTCAAACAGCCAAGGAGCTTAGGGCGTTGGCCGCCGATGCGTTTGATCAGGCCTTGGCACAGATCAGTGATGGACAAGCGTTCGCCGTCCGGCCCCAGCAGCGGTCGACACCAGATCAGAAGCACTGACGGAAGGCTGTGCGCAGGATCTATCGCGAGTCCCTGAAGTGGTTCAGGTGCGCATCTGGGCCTGCCGCCGCCGCCAGCGCAACGACCGCTCCCGCAGCTTCATCCTGCTGCAGCGCAGGCCGGCCCAAGCTAGATGTTCAAGACGCATCCAGACATCGTGCACGAAGGACGATGACGGTCGCTGTGACGCGCGTCACTTCCGCCATGTGCGTCCTTCCTGCCAGCCCTTGCGCTTGATCTTCAGCCAGTCCCGCGTGCGGATGCCAGGAAGGTAGGGGCTGGCCAGCCGCTTCGCCACGAAACCTTCCAGCTGCAAGCTCAGCACCAGTTCATGGAAAAGATCCGCATGCGCCGTGAAGTCGCCCACGTACAGCAGGCCGGTCTTGGGCGTCGCGGCTAGCAGCTCCGACAGGCGTGCCTTGCGTTCGAACAGTGGCAGGTCCATGGTGCTCTGCCCATTCTCAACCAACAGATCAAACGCCATGAGGGTCACCTGATCGTCGCCGGAGTGTCCACGGCGCCGACGAGCGCGGGCATGCAGGCGGTTGAAGTCGCTGCGACCGACGTCATCCAGCACACAGGCCTCGCCGTCCAGCACGTGCGGGCCGCCGGGCAGCGTCGCAAGGGCGCTCACCACCTCAGGGTACCAGCCAGTGCAGTCCGTGCCGTTCTTCGTGCGCAGCTGCACTGGCAGCCCGCCGCCGGCTCGCGCCAGGCACCGGTAGCCATCCCACTTGATCTCGTATAGCCAGTCGGGCGAAGTGAAGGGCTTGCCGCCGTCGCTCGCGAGCATCGGCGCCGGGATCGAGAGCACGCTTAGAGGGTTGGCTTGTGGGCCGTGGCGACGGCACTGGTCGGCAGAAGCATGCGCGCAGCGCACTCATCACACCGATACAGGTGGCGACCCAGAAAAACACGCATCCAGATGGAGCGCGGGATCCGGCTGTACGTGGCCTTGCAGTTGCAATGCGCGAATCTCAGCATGACGCTCTTAT